CATTACCTAAAAAATCCTCAAATAAATAAAAACCTTCTTTAGTTTGAAAGTCAAATAAATTTCTTTGTTTTAACTCTAAAGCATCGAAAACACCATTAGAGCTAACTGGGTTTGCGCTTCCGTTTGTTGGTGTTGCGTCAACATCGGGTATATCATCCGTAATTGCTAAATCATAAGTTCCCGCTGGTTTGTTGTTTTGAACTTGAAAAACAGCATCGCCACTTCCCGAAGTTTTGAAAGGGATTTTAATTGTATTTTGACCAAATTCAGATAAAGCACTTAAATTTTTACCGTTAATTAAGTCCGATGTATCATTAACGATTTTTGTTCCTGCTGATATAGATGTGTCTATTTGATTTCCTTTTGCTACGTGTGAAAATTGACCTGTATTAGTTATTAAATCCACTACAAATTCATCATCATTAAATCCAAAAGCATAATCATTAGTACCTACCGTTTCTACATAAATACGCCCTAATTCCATTGTGTCTTGCAATGTTTGAGAACCACCACCGCCGCTACCACCTGTAACGTTAATAACAGGGTTTAAGGGGTCTGTGTTGTTTATTGATACGTTTGTTCCAGCCACAACGCTTTCTAACTTACCTTCGTAAAGTTCAGTAAAGTTTGCATTTGCTTTTTGTTGCGAAACTCTTAATGTATCGCCTGTTCCATCATTAGCCGTTGTCCCAACGTTTATTACTTGTTGTGCCATTTTTATCTTTTTTCTTTAAATAGATTTCTAATTTCCGAAGCAGTTGTCCATTCGGTTGTCGCTTTTTTCGTTTTTCCATTCGTCAGTATTACCTGTTATATCAAAATTTAAACTTCCGCCATAAGTAGGCATTGGATTTACTATATTTTCATAGTACCAATTATATTCAGTAGGTCTAACTCTTATGAGCCATCTATTTAAACGCTCAACATACATTTCAACTTTTACTTTTTGGCTATCTATTAAGTGTTTTACTTCCGAAAATTCAACAGGCGTTCCGTTTTGTGGCGTGTGTTTAAAAATACCACCGTTAGCAACTTGAAAACTACCAATAGTTAAATATTCTACTGCACTTTGATGTATTAGTATAGGTTTTACAAATTGCTCGTATAAAGTACGATAAATACCCGACAAAGTATTGCTATCATAGTCAGATTCTATTTTTTCATACAAAGTATCGCCTAAAAGTTCACGTATTTTTGACCTTTGAGCATCTAAAATACAGAATTTATATCTATCAACATCAATATTACCCCCTAAAGGCGTTGCATTTGTTAGTTCCGAGTATGTAATTAAATATATATCTGCCATAATTATTTAGAATATGCGCCACCATTTGGCATATCATTTGGTTTTACTGTCGATAAAGGCTCTCCACTTGTAGGTATTTCTGTATTTATACCTGCTTTTTTAAGGTCTGAAACAAGTTTTTTTGCCCTTTCAACTGTTATATATTGATTGTTTTTCTTTAAATATACCTTTCTTTGCCAAAAATGCTTACAATTAACAGAACCTTTATACTTCAATATGTCGTATGTATCAGCACCATTAATGCCAAATCCAGCGTTTACAGCTTTCTGACTCGCTAATTCTATATCCTCTTTTCTGTAAACCCTACCTGCTTTCATCATTTTAGCACAAAATTCTCTTTGTGGGTTTAAATCCCCAGCGTATTCAAAGCGCACTTTAAAATATTCGTTATCTATTGAACTAGGTGCTAATGGTAAATTATCTATAACACTAGCTAAATTTATAGCTGTTTCGCTTAATTGTACTGAATTTTCACAATAAACCTCGCAATCTATCTCCTCCCAATCATCAGTCATAACTTCTCCTAATTCAATTAACCAATCTGCTACTATTGGGTCGTTACTTTTATCTTCTTTTGATAAAGTAACTTCTGTAACATTTGGAGTAATTAAAGGAATAAAATCTAAATCTAATCCTAATCCAGCATCAGTAAAAACCTCCATTAAATTGTCTAAAATTATTTCTTGTTTAGGTTGTATAGTATAGGTCATTAATTTATCAAACGCCTCTTCCATTTCGTTAGCATTATTTCCTAATCCCATATCTGTTTTAATACCAAATAAAATAGGACTAACAACCTTATGAGAAATAAGTAATTTTTGAGTGCTTTCTGAACTTAAGAAATTATATTGTTCGTGTATGTTTGCTACTTCTATACTTTCAATAGTAATTCCTGTTTCTTTATTTTCATTCCAGTTTATAAAAGTATTACCTGCATTACTTGAACCTTGACCATCTCTTTTAAATGCTTTCTTAACATCGTTTCTAACTTCTTGACTTGAAGGAGCACCCTGATTCATATTTATAATATGACCTAAACTTAATCCGTTTTTAATATGATTAATGCAAAAGTTAGCAATCTCTTCCTCCAATTCAGCATAAGGTAATCCAGCCATATAATCGGGGTCTGTAAAATAGCTACGCCCTAATTGATACGATGATATAATTTTTATATAGCTTCCGTTCTTTTTACCACTTTTCCAAGCGCTAATAGGAATAGGTGAATATTTTCTTGGCTGATTAAAGTCTTGTGAATACCAATAAGTATCAATATTACCATCATCATTCATTTTATTAGGTAATATTTGATTTTTAGCAACGTGTTTAATCTTTACAAGTACATTGTTTTCATATACGCATTCCATTGATGCTTCTGTAAATGTTGCGTAATCTTGACAAATATTTCTTAAGTCTTTTTTAGATATTTTTTGTAAAATTTGAGCAAATTGAATAGGTTTAGTGTTTTTTTGTTTAGATGTTAAACCTTTTCCATATATGTACTTTGCGTAACTATCAATAATAGCTCTATTTGTTGGAGAACCATTATACCTATCAATTATATAATCGTAAAAAGAGTTCTTATCTCCATTCATTACGTAATCCTTATTTGAAGTTTCTTTTACTTCAGGTCTTACATAATTTGATAATTGAATTATATCTATTTGGTTGTTTTTAATTTCCATATTTATATAACGAAAAAAAGCCAAACTGTATCATTTGGCTTTTAAAAAATAATTATTTAAAAATATTAAGGTGTAACGTTATCTGTAGATACTAAAGCATTTAAAGCTGTTTTAGCACTTGAAGATAAAAACGGACTAAATACAACATCAGTAGCTTCTAATGTTATTTTATAACCACCATCAGTAGTAGATTTAATTGTGCTTGTAGCATCTAATCCTGTGTCTGTACCTACTACAAAAACATTCCCTTTATAGTCGTGTACAAAAGCAGTAATAGTTCCGTAAGTAAGTGCTAATAATTCTACTTCACTTTCTTTTGTTAGTTTTGGTAAAACTAAGTTTAAAACTTGTTTAATTTCAGTTGTTCTTTTTTCTAAGTCAACTGTTGCTGTTTCTACTAATTCATTCCCTGTGCCTTTTACCTCGTATCTAAATACTTCTGTAAGACCTACTGGCAACGTTCCAACTTCTTGACCTGTTACCGAGTAAACATTAGAAGAATCAAAGTTAGCAAAATCAATAAGTTTTATACCTGTTCTATTGTCTTTACAGGCTAAAGTACGCCCTTTTGCAATTAATTGACAAGCCATATTATTATGTTTTTTAAAATAAGGGGCGCAACTAAACGCCCCTTGTTACTTAAATTATCCTACGTATAAAACGTTAAATTTCTGATTTACAACGTGTGCAGCTAAAGTCATATTATGTTTAATAAACATATCCTCTCTGTTGTTAGCAATTTTATCTAATTGCATTGTATTAATGTCGCTTTCTAAATCTGTACACCAAATTAAGTGCGAAGCTAATGCGCATATAACTACATTTTCAGGAACAGGAACAAATACAATTTCTAATCCATTAAAATAGAAAGATGTTGCGCCTTCATTTACCGAAAATGGTTTGTTAAAATCTGAAACAACATTATTCGCCTGAATAATCATTTGTTTATGCGATTTAGGCGCATAGATTTTTGGCATTTCTGTACCTGCTAAAACTACTGCTGGAATAGCTGCGTATATTTTATCATATTCAGCTTTAATATTTGATGCTGTTACGGTAGTTCCAGCCACTTTAACTCTTTTACCTACTCCAGCTGTGTTTGAAGCATTAGAAGAATTATAAATCATTTTAGCTACAATACCATCTGTTTGAGACGCTGTTAAAGCCGCTACTAATGTTTTTTCAGCAGCACCTACTGACGTTTGCCCCGTTCCTGCCGTTAATGCAGCAACTGCTGTTTTTGTTGCAGCCGTTACACCATTCCAAAATTCATTTTCCGCTGCATTAGAAACTTGTTTAGCGTAAAGACCCCCGATAACAAGTTGCTCAAATTCGTTGCTCATAATCTCCCAAGCACCTTGTTTCATATCTCTTTTAAATCGAGAAAATCTTAATGTATTAGGGTCAAACTCTTGGTAAAATTGAA